CTCGAGTGAAATGTCGAGTGCGAGATCCGAAAACCCCAGCGTGCGCGCGGCCGGCGTATCCGGCCCCCATGTGAACCCGACACCTTCGATGATCGGAGCCGACAGGCTAGCCTGGTTGCCGTAGTTGAATGGAGTAGCCGGCCAGCTGCCCGTTTCGTTCACACCCTCCACGATGCCACCGAGATTGAACAGTGCGCGACCGATCTCGCCAGGTGTGAATTTCAGCTCGAGACTCTTCGCGATAATGTCACGAATCTCGATCTTCACGCCATTGTTCGCCTGGTTGCCGAGATAGACAGCAGCCGAAACCAGATCGGCGGCGAGCGGGGTGTAAGCCCACGTTGCGCCCACTGCGTTACCATCGAGCCCCGCAGCTCGGAACAGCGCGGCTACGCCCAGGTCAGGCGTAAAGTCAGCGGCCACAGGGCTTGCTGTCGTCGTCTTGCCGTTGCCCTTGAGTGGGATCTCGATCGAGAAAGATTCGATTGTCCGCGCGATGTAGTCTGCAAACCCGCGTGTATACGAACCCGCCACGACGGCCTTCTCGATTATCTCTTTTCCCAGCCCCAGACTGATCCCCGAGTCTCCGATCCCCGCGCCATCGAGCCCGATCACCGCGCCATCAGTGGTGTTGTCGATGCTGTTGGAGTCGGAACCCGCCCCGATGTCCGGCACGCTCGTGTTGAATGTGCCGAGCGTCGTCTGATTCAGGAATGCCGCCCCTGCAAGAAATGTGATTTCACCCATCGATCAAACCTCCAGCGCAACGCGCGCACGCAGCGTAAAAGTGATACATTCACCAATCCGTTCTGGCTCAGCCTCTGTCTCGATCTCTGGTGCCGGCCCTGAACGCACCGAGCTGAGTGCAGACCACCATGAATGAGCTGAGAGCGTCTCGAGCTCGGCCCGCAATAGATCCTCTGCTGACTCGATTTGTGTCAAGGTGGACCCCGCAGCGCGTTGCACCACACGCAATACAACCTCGGCCAGCGTGGTTGTGACATTGCTGTTCAAAGCTATCTCTTCAGCGTGAACGATCTGAGCCGATGCCACGAGCGCTGATCGCGCAACCAATTGCTCTGTGCGTGTCGAAGCGTCGAGCTCAGAAATTGACTCTGCGGCAAGTGCCGTTCCCAGATCGCTCTCGAGGTTCGTTAGCGTGGACACTACTCGACCCTCTCAACCTCAATGACTGCGGCCTGGGTCCGCACGTTTGCATCGTGAGCCTCGCTCCAGAAAGTCTCAGTCAAAAACGCGTCCACCAGTCCAGTAACAGCCCCGCCGAGATACTGATCAGCCAGAAGCGCCGCCGCAAACGCTTCCCATTCACTGATGACAGTTTTCCGCGCAATACTTACGTGCCATTGAACCGTCAGAGCGTACTGGTCAGTCACCTCGGTCTGTCCGAATTCGAGCCGTGTACCCGCCGAACGCGTCTTGCGTACATGGGCAGCGCGTAACACGCCCTCGGCTTGTGGGGGTGTACGGGGGCCAGTCTCAGAGCTCAATCCTGAGATCGCGCCGTCGAGCATCGCCACAAGCGCGGCCTCGATGTCGCTCTGAACACTCACGGTCTAGACTGCGCTCGAGTCAAGGCCTTCCGAAACAGCTTGGGGGCGTCCCGTGGGACAACCTTCTGGGCTGCCGGCTCGAGAAATGCGCGACGGGGATAGGGTTTCAGTCCGAGCTCATGTTGCGGCCCGTATCGCACGGGCGTCCCCACCACGTATCGCTTCGGCGCTCCACTGTTGTCGGTGCCAATCGATCGAGTCAAATGCCCCGTGCGCCAAGTCAACCTGGTCGGCAGCGGGGGAGCGTGTTCGCCCCGGTTGCGAATGATCTGATTTTCCTGCACGTCGGCCTTGACCAGCTTTCCCAGATCCACCATGACTGCATCCGACACACTTGCACGCTTGCCGGGGTCGAGACGATCCAGATAGCGCTGTAATCGTTTCGCGTCTTTGAAATTCCAGCGCACCCCGGGGTTGGCCATCAGACGAACCTTGCGTATCGCGCCAGCGTGGCCTTGGCCATCGGCAATTTTCTGATGGCCTGAGTGAAATAGTCCGCGTTGCCGCTGTCCGCGTTGGCCTGAGCTGACAATCCCATCCGGGACGAACCTACGCCCCACCCCGACTGCTTGACCATGAACGCGCAGATTTCACGCGCTGCGAATTCGAGGTCAGCCGGCACGCGATCGATCGTGGTGTAGTCCACTTCGATATTGCGTACACCAGAAGCCCAGGAAACGGTCGCGCCCGAGCTCAAGCGGTGCACCAGGCGCTCGCGACTGAGCTCATATGCGCCAGTGGCAAGCGTGTCCGATCCCTCGCGCACCTCTTCGATACTCTGCGCGGGCTTGTCGAGCACCAGAGCGCCGGACATCGGCCCCGAGTGATGCTCGCCCGTGATCGCCTCGCCCTCGTAATCGTGGCCCACCATGCCGTGCAGCAGGACAGAGACCGCTGAAATCAGCGCAGAGATCGGCCCGTCGTCAGACCCAGAAGTCACCCCAGCGTACAATTTGACGTCAGCGCGCGTTGTCAGATCCACGTAGCCCCCTCGAACGGCACCGAAACCCAATGAGCTCCGGTACCGTCGAATTCAGGGTTGCGCTTAAGCGATGTTCATCTTGCGCCAAGCGTTATTGGTACCAACGGCGCTTGTCGGGATGACACGACCATCGACACGTTCGTCAATCGTCCACTCAGTCAAGCCCGTTGTACCATCGCGTTCGACATCCACGCGAATGCCGGACCGCTCGCCCCACGCGTACCACATCGGGTCGCCGAACCACAGAATGTCATCGAAGCCCGAGCCGCCGGGATGCTCGTAAACCGGCTTTCCGAACATGCGTCCCTCAGCTGCGGGGTCTCCATCGCCAAGCGGCCGTGGTGCGTTGAATTGATCGACAAAAATGGGTCGCCCGTTGCTGTCGATGACACTCATAATCGTCTGCATCATCGCATCGTTGCCAAAGAACATAGCATTTCGCCGGTACTGTTTCGGCAGCGCGTAGTAAAGCGCCGCGACATCTACATAGACAAGCTCACCTGATGTCTCCTCAGCAACTGTGGTGATCGATGCACCATCGATTCCTTCTGTGATGTCGGAACCGGCACCAGTAGACGTAACGATTTGCGTGTCCTCTGCTGCCCCGATGGCATTCCCCGCGACCACGGTGAGCTGATTCGCCATGTTGAATCCCGTGTCCTCGAGGAAGTTACGGCCAGCCGAATACCGAACACCGAGATCCGTCGCCGCAAGCAACGCAGAGTCGGGGTTGGGGGTGTTGTCGGTAAACGCGGCATTTTCCGCCCGTGTGTCTGCAGAGGCCGTGGGCAACACGGGAATGCGCTGTGTCTGCGATGTCATCGGAAACACATTGATCAAAGCCCGCATCATGGACGCCGCGTCCCGCTCCAAGATCAATTGATTGGCGAGCGGCAGCGGCAGCAGTTCACCGCCAGAACCAGCACCGAGGCCCGAATCCGCATCGGGAGTACCCTCGAGCAGAGCCGCACGCGAGTAGCCGAGACTTTCGACATATCGGCCATTCAGCTCGTCATAGAGCCGAATACGCTCGGTCACGTTGCGCTGCACAACTGCCCGTACCCACTGACGAGTCAAGTCGTCCATCTGCGGGTTGCGGGCTGCGCGGAAGTCGTTGCGCTCTTCAAGAGTGCGCCCATTTTCCATTCGCCGGTACAGCGGATCCCTGGCATCCCCCAGCACGTGAACGCGCTCGATTTCGAACAAAGCGCCGGCCTGGTTGCGGGAGCCGCCAGGATTCGGACTCTCTTCCTTTGTCTCGGGGATCGGGGGCTTTCGACTGCGCTCGCCCTCGAGCTTGGTCGCGAAATCCTCGACGGCCTTGAGTGCCATGTCGCGCGATTCCGTTCGAACGCCCTCGATCGCTGCGGCCAGTTTGTCTTGCATTCGGGTGATCGCTTCGAGCTCAGCGCTGCCCTCATCCTCGGTGTTGAGTTCACTCATCGGAGAAGTCTCCCTGTCAGGCGCTGAAAAACTGTCCCCAGCGCATCGTCGAGCTCTGACCTATTACGCGCCCGCCAATCGCCGATCTGGCGCTCGAGAGCGTCAAGGCCATACTCGAATGCCGGCGGGATAGGGGGGTCATCGCTCGAGGTCGTGTTCTCGGCTGCCCGGAGTCGCTCCTCGAGATCCGCCACGGATACCTCGAGAGCTGCGATGATCGAACCCTCACGGCTCTGCTGAGCATCGTCGAGGTGATCCACCAGAGAATGCCACATTTCTCGAGAGATGGCATTCTCGGCCGCCTCAGAGCGCCCGATCAGCGCCTCTCGGTCTGCCGGAATCGCCACAATGCTCTGCTCGATCGCGCGGGAGGTTTCGAAATAGATCCCGTACCGTTTACGAGGGTCTTTTTCGGTGCGGCTGACGTGTGCGGGGTGTTTTCGCGGCAGTTCACGACGCTCGATGTGACGAATCGAATCCCACGTGAGTGAGACCCCGCAAATGTCACCCCTCGAGATCGCGTCCACCAGGTCG